CGCCGCTTGTGGGGATGCTTATCCCCTCGCCAATGGCGGCGCGTATCTCGTCCACCTTGGCATTGATGGCAGTGTATGAGGTCGAGCGGTACCACACTCGGGCATAAAAAGTGCCGCCATCGTCCCAGTCCGGCTCTATGAGCTGGTAGGTGATGTATGGCAGTTGTGCGTTGTCCGGGGGCGCGTATTCCACATAGGCGGGAATGCCGAACCCAGAGAAAAACTGGTATAGCGCCTTGGCTGTGTTCGTCATGACGGCAGCACCCACTTTTCTGCGGTCACCTGTCCGAACTGGAAGGTCGCCACCCTGGGCGTTCTGCTGTCCGTGATGTTGGAGGTCACCCGGAATATCGCGCCATCGGATTCGCGCCGGAACACATCATGGAAGTCCAGCTGGACATTCTTTCCCGTGGTGACGGTGTACACCTCGGTCACGCCCTGCTTTTCTGCCATCCGCGCTTGCATGGAGGAATCCTTGACGATCGCTGCGTCAAACTCAGCCCCGTCCACCCAGGTTGGTGTTGTGCCCCCCTGGCCATCGGGAACCGTGCGCTTGTCGATCATCGTGCACTTGGTCTTCATCGTATCGATCAGGCTCATGCCAGTTTCCTCCATTGGTTCAGCTGTGATCTGAACACACCTTGCCAGCTTCCGGCGTTGCTATCCTGCCCTCCGCTGGCGTTGGTGCCAGTTTTAAGGCTGTAGGTGTACCCGCCGAAACTCTCGGACTGGTACGGCCCTGAGACTGTGTCGCCATACTTGGTGACCCAGTTCTCGATCTCACCCGCCAGATTGACAAACGCCCTGGGCGGTCGCATATCCCAGACCTCGCCATCGAAGGTTTCATCCTGCAGTTCGTCCACACCGTACTGGCATACACCATCGTTGAAGCGGCTACCCTTGATGTAGATGTACTGGCCCTCGACCAGTCCAGCCACGGTAAGCACACCGCCAGAAATGGTGAACGTCCCGGTGTAGGTCTTTGCCACAAAGAAATTGTGAATGAACGCGCATATCTGCTCGATCATGTCTATCACTCCTTCTTACGGCTTCTGCGGCCCCTCATGGCTGATTTGGGCGGTTCAGTGGGTGTTTCCTTGGGTTCATCGTTCCCCGGCTCTACGGGCGGTTCTACGGCTTCTATGAGCGCCTTACCCGTTGCGTTGTCGCATGACGCAAGCTGGGCGATTCTCGCCGCGTCCACGGTCAAGCCCTGCCGGGGGAATGTGTCCCCCGGTTTATACAGGTGCTTGCCGTCCTGTAGGTCGGCGAACGTGGAGACTACCCGGAACATCAAGCGCCGGGAGTCTCGATCACGCTGGCGACATACAGCGCATTCGGGTTGTACAGGACGGGCATGAACAGGGCGCTGGCCTTCGTCCACAGCACGGCGGGGTCAGTCTCGCCCCACTGGGAGATGTACACGAAGGGAGATTCACCGCTGGCAGCCACGCCGCCGTCGAACGCACGAGCCGCGTCAACCTCGGGCGGGTCGCCCCACAGGCCAGTGCCGATGCGACCGCTGGCATTCGGAGCGAAGAAGGAGACCTTGTTCGCCGGGAAGTAGCGGTGAGCGGTCAGCGCAGGAATGCCCGTGGTGGTGTTCAGCGCACCAGCGACGTTGTAGGTCAGGTCGTTGGTGATGACCTGGCTGATGCCGAATTCCTCATTGAGGTAAGCCCGGAGGTCAGCGTTGCGCACCAGCTGGCCCACCATCAGAGCGCCGTTGATGGACTTCTGAACCGCTTCGTTCTGGCGCAGCTTGGTCAGGATGGCGCGGGGGAGAACCATGCCAGTCAGGCTGATGCCCTTGGCGGTGGTTTCGTCCACCAGCTCCTGCAGCTGCTCGGGGATGGTCGCGGTGGCACCCGCGCCGAAGTCCAGGGTCTTCTGGAGGTTGGCGGCGGGGACGCCGTAGTCCACGGTCAGGTCGAGGTCGTTCTCCTTGATGGTCACCTTGCCAGTGGCCAGCAGCTCGTTCTTGGCGACCTTGGTGCGGGTCACGACCTGTTCAGCCAGCCGCAGACCGTCGTTCATGACGTAATCATACAGGCGCTCGTCGCCCTGTACGCCGGAACGCATCAGCTCACGCAGCCGCTCGGACTGGTTCATCTTGACCTTGATCAGGCCCTTCTCGATGTTGTGGGTATCGATCGGGACGCGGAAGGTCTTCTGGGCTTCCACATCGAAGCCGTGGAACTGGGCCATCACGGGAATCTGGTACTCGTTGGCGATGCTCTGCCAGTAGGCCACCAGGTTGTCGGTCTTTTCATCGCCGAACAGACCGTCGATGGGGTCATTCTGCCGGGTCACATCGAAGCCGACGGTCAGCCAGTCCTTTTCGGGGATGAAGCCCAGCACGTTATCACGAAAGATGCTCATGTTGTTTCACCTCTTTAGTCGTCCTCGCCGAAATCGGGGCGAGTGATGGTCGGGGAGGTCGCAGTGAAGCCGATGCCAGTCAGCGCGGACACAGCAGCAGCTGCAGGCGCAGCGGGCAGACGGTCGGTATACACCTGACCTCGGGTCACGATGGAACCGGGCATAGCGCCAGTGGTCACATCGATGTTCTCGTACAGGATGCCCTTGGCGGTGCCGTCATTGGCGGGGATGATCGCGCCAGCGGGGACGTACTTGGTGCCGTCCGCACGGGTCACGACCTGGGCATGATTCGCAGCAATAGTGGCGGTCAGGCGAGTGCAGTCCTCGTTATCGACGAGGAACCAGCCAGCTTCCCAACCCTTGCCCTGGAACTCAGGAGTCTGAATGAAGCTCATGTCTTTTCACCTCGTTATTCGTTGTTATTGGCTCCGTCTTTGGCAGGAGCCGTGCCATATCGACGCTCGTGGAACTTCTTCGCCAGCTCTGCGGCGCGGGGATTTGCGCCGTTGCCGGGATTGTCCTTGGGCGGGTTCTCCACGTCCGCGCCCTTTGTCTTGGTACTGGCCTTGAAGTCAGCCCAATCCTTGCCGATGGCGGTTTTGAGATCGTCCACCTTTTCCAGTTTGCCCTCCGCGTCCAGCTTCATGCCGTCGAAGGACGTGGCCCGGATGACGGTGTCAATGTACTTGGCGGCAATGCCCTCGTCCGTCAGCAGCTTGCGGTATGCGGCCTTCACGTCGTTGAGCTTGGCCTTGGCCTCGGTGTCGGTCTTGAAGGTATCAAACTGCTCCTTGAGCGATTGATACTTCTTCTCCCACGCGCCCGCCTTGGTCGCGCTGTCCTCGGCTGCGGCCTTGTCCTGTTCAAGCTGGGTGATTTCGTCCAGCTTGGCGTTGTAGCGCTCCTTCGCCACGAACTCACGGCCCACGGCGCTGGATATTGCGCTGACGATCTTGCCGACGTTTGCGGCGGGGATATTGCCGTCCTCGCCCGCATGCTTTGTAATGAGTGCTTCAAAGTCAATTGCCATGTTATTCATCCTTTCTCGCTGTTACGGGTGCTACCCTAAGATGATTGAAGGGCCGAAACACGGCGGGGCGACGGCTTGTGCGGTCGTATCCCACTCTCCGGCCCGATGTATAAAAACAGCACCGGCGCGTAGCGGGTGCTGGATTTATCGCAATAAAAAAGCGAACATCGTTAGACATTCGCTGTTTATATTGGTTCTATGCGTTCCTCAGTTCGTTTTCAATGACGTTCTTGTATTCGTCGATGTGGTTCTCCACGGCGGGGCGTAAATAAGGCCGTGGCTTCACGCTCCGGCTGATAATGCCCGCGCCACGGGGCGCGTTGTTCTCCATCCACTCCGGCGGCGGGCTGTACTCTTTGCCCGTTCCGAGTTCAACGTAGGGCGCGTATAAAATCGCGCTCCCCGCGATGACCGTGTCCCCGTCTACTGCGTGGGTGATGCTGTTTCTTAACGCGCCCGTGTCCACCGGCACAAGCCCCTTGGCATAGCTCTCGATCTTGCCGCCGATGATTTCAAGGGCGCGGGCTTTGGCTTGTTCCAGCGCAGCGCGGACTTCGGCGCTGTTGTCGGTGATGTCAACCGTCGCCATTGACCGTCACTTCCTCCATGTATCGCAAGGTTTCTTCGGGCTTCGCCTGCCTGAATATGCCGTTTCGTTCAAGAATGATTTGCGGATAGCCTATCGCGGGTACGTCATTGACGCTTTCTCCAGCGCTGCCATACAACGCTTCATAGCACGTATAGCCGCGCCACGGCGCTATTTTTCGCGCCCCGGTGAAGCTTATGTTCTTTGCATATTGATTCGCTGTCATCGCTATGGCCTCCGTTGTGTTACCTGATTTACAACGTCAAAATCAAAATCCTTGTCATCCACCCGCATGACAGACGGCCATTGATAGTAGGTGTAACCCTTATATTGGCGTTTATACTGCATCCGGGCAAGATAATCTGACAAATCCTTACCCCTGAATGTTCGGTTGCTTTGCGGGTCGTATATGACCGGCCCGCTACTGTCCTTTGTCAGCGTCACGATATGGGCGGCATTAAAGCCCTGCCATTTGAATTGTACTGTATAACGTCCGCTTTCGTCAAGCCTGTCATTCAGCATTTTTTCAAATCGCTTGGCTGTCGGCGTTTCACCTTCCCACGAGCCCTTCCATGTCCAGCTTGCATTTCCTATCGTGTAATCAGCCTGTGTACCGTCCTTATTCCTATAGGCAAGCCGCGTATCCCTCGCCAGCTTGTCACACATGGGATGCTGGGCGTTATTCGGCACAACCTCAATATCATATCCGCGTCGCCTTGCCTCATAGGTGACAACGCAGCTTTGACAGTTGATGCCATAGGCCGGGTCTGTGCCGAAATTCGGGTTGACGTTGCCGCTGTCAGCGTCGTCGTGGTTCATTGGCTTGCCACGCTCAACGCCCGCAATCGTCGGTTCAGACTTTTCAGCCTCCGGCTGCTCGTCCTCGCCCCGCTTCATCGCCTCCCACTCCCGATACGTCATATCCCCCACGATCTCGCCGGTCTCGTTGTCCCGGCGCTGCATCTCTGACGGGTAATCGGGGTAGACATACACCAGCGTACAGCGACAATTATAGGTGTTAGCCGGGTCTGCTGTCGGGTCGCCAGGGTACATGATGTCCCCCAGCTCACTCTCAAACGGGTCATCCACATCCTGTATCTGACCGTCAAGGTCTGCGTGTGCATCGCGGGTTCTGCTGTCCAGCGTTGCCATCCACTTCTTCTTGACGTTGATTCCCAGCCTTTGCGCCTGATGCAGCCCCTCCATGCGCCCCGCGTTCTGCGCCCCCGTATAGGCTGTTCTGGCGTTCCTGACCGCGCTGCTATAGCTGCGCTCTCCCGTCGTATTCACGATGCGCTTGGCAATCTGCGGGATGGTCTCGCCCTGAACAATGCCCTGCGTGATGGCGCTGTTTATCAGCTTGTTATAGTATGTGTACGCCTTGTCCTTCTGCACCCCCGGCGTGGGCTTGGGAAGGATTTGCGGGTCGCTCTTAATCAGCCGCCCAACCGTGTTCTGGTCGTACAGCGTAAACCCCGTATTGACGTTGCCGTTGCGCTCCAAGTCATAGCCGATGTAATTGGCATTGTCCGCGAACACGCCGATCTTGCCCTCGTTGACGATGCGCTGTGCCTCGCGGTCAGCGTTGAGCAGTATGCGGTCAATCTCCGCTTTTCGCGCCTGCCATTGCTTGTCCTGAAATACCTGGCCGCGCATCCATGCGTCAAAATCTGCCTGTGAAATCTTGCCGTCCGCAAGCTGCTGTCTGTATCGTTTCTCGCGCTCCTCGTGGCGCTTCTGCCAGTCTTTCAGCTTTTCGTCGATGTCCCGTTGGGCTTGGCGGTAAACCCGCGACAAGCGCCATTCTGCGCGTCTCACAGCGAGGTCAGTCTGGCGCGTGCCGTAGTCTATCATGGTTTGCCTCCTTACGGCGCATATTCCCCGTTATAGTCGATACACAGATATGAATATGGCGATTCACACCGCGCCATCCTGTGAAACTCGTACAGTCCCTTCTCCTTGATGCAGTTCAGAAACCGCAATATCAGTTCCTCCGTCTCCGGATGAAAATGCCGCCCGGCCCGTACCTTCTTGTAATACGCCAACGGCTCTTCCTGCGTCCACTTCTCCCCGCTGTACACCATCCCGGCCCCGATCCAGTCGCAGATCATCTCCACCACAAACCTGTAAGGAATCTTGTGCGGAAAGACCTCGCCGGTGTCATTGTTGTAATCGCACCAGTATTCCCAGTGGTGCCGGTTCCGCCCCTTGTGATGCAGCCATGCGTTGGAATACCCCATCGCTTCCTTCTCCGCTTCAATCGGGCTCCGGTCTCCCTGGAAGTACCGCGCCGACGGCCCAAACTCCGCGGGGCTGAACTTTGACAGGTCATGCACCACGCCCTGCCACAATATCCCGCAAGCCGCGCACTCCCGGCGAACTACTTTTCTATGCTTCCATATCGTTTTTAAGTGCCGCCATTTCTTTCCCACTGTCAGCCTCCGTTATTCCACGTACCGATACCCGCCGTTGTTGTCCTGCTCTACAGCGCCGGTCTGCTGGCCCTTGAGAATGTCCTCGACCATCGCCTTGACCCGCGCTTCCAGCTCGCCGTCGCTCTGTAGCCGCTGGGCGTCCTGCGCGTCTTTCCGCTTCATAATATCGTCCTTCATGTCCGTCGTGACGTTTGGTAGCAGGTCAAGAATGGTTTCATCGTCCAGCCATTCAGCTTCACTGACGACCATATTGACCTCTTCCTGCTCGTTGGCAACGCGGTTGCGGTCAAACGACGGCGTCCCTTCCAGTCCTTGCAGCGCGAGGATTTGCTGCACGAACTCTATGATGTAATACTCGAAGTCGTCCGCTTCCTCGTCCTGCGCCTGATATGCGGCTTTGATCTGCGTGGCCGTAATGTTGCCCGCCGCTACGTCCTTCGGGTTCATTGCCCCGAAGTCGCGGTAGATGTCATATTCAATGCGCGTCAAAAACGCCTCGCGGGACTGATACGGCGGCTCCTGCGTGTACGGCGTTACGCGGCTGTTGTCCGTGTCCGCAACCGCCGCATGGCTCAACCGCAGCCTGTCCATGAAGTGCTGCACGTCATCGTCGGTCATGCCGCCCGCGTTCTCCATCAGCCAATATATCTGCGCACAGTCGGCCTCATCGTTAGCGTAGCCGCTTTTAATCAGGTCGTATGCGTCGATGTTGGGCCGCATACCAACAAGCGTGCTTTGGTGCTGCTCGTTGGCGTACAGCGGCACGATGGGCAATGAGCCGTAGTTTTCCTCACCTACAATCTCATCGCCGCCCGCGTTGGTGGTTTCCACATTGTACTTGTACGGCTGTTTGGGCTGCAGCTCTTCCAGCGTCAGGCCGCTTTTGCCGCCCTTGCTCTGGAATTTGGTGTAGCCGTCCTCTTCGTACAGCACCGCGTAAACGGGCTTCTGTTTCCAGTCGATGCTCCAATACCGTATGCCCGCCCGCAGGGTGTTGTCCGCCTCGTCCCACAGCGGCACGAACTCCGTCAGCTTGAACACGTGCATTCGGTCAACATTCCAGAAGCCGAAGCTCATGCCGTGGCGCAGCGCGTACTTGCCGGCGGTGAACAAATCCGTGTCGAACTTGTCCCCCAGCGCTTCCTTCGCGCCCTTTGTATCTATGGTGATGCCGTTGCCAAGGCTGTACGAACACCTGTCCGTGTTCAGTCGGTGAAAGAAATTGCTGGCGATGTGATGGTTGCTGGCCGTGGTGTCCGTGGTCTGGCCTACGCCCATCGTCTCCCTGCCCGTCTTTTCGTCGATCTGCTGGCTGATGCTGTACAGGCGCTTGACAACGCTGTTGATGGTCACGTTGCGCTGCGCGTCGTACTCGTCCGCGTCCACCGCGATCTTATAGGCGTCGCTGTTGCGGTGCTCCTGTATCGCGTCCCGCAGAAACGTCAGCAACCGCCCCTTTTCAACGGCAGCCTGGAAGTCCTGAAATGTTTTCAACGGTATCACCCCTTATACTCCGAACGGTGAGACATATACGCCCTTGGGCGTGGCGATGCGCATTGTCTTGACGAAATACCTCATGGCGTCCATCAAATGGTCATCTACCTTGACTGGCCTGTCCTCGCCCGCGCTTTCGTCCCACACATAGCCGCTGGCCTCGTCCTGCCAGTTGTCCAGTGCTTCGCTGATCTTGATGCGCCCGGTCTGCAGCGCCGTGGCGGTCTCGCGGATTCCGTCATCAACGGCGTTGTCCGCTGGGCGTACCCTGTAGCGCCCGGACTTCCTGCGCAGCAGCGCGATAAAAGAAGCGGCAGACGGGTCAATGATGACCGTCAACCGCCCTGGTATATCCGCAAGCCACCTGTCAAGGTCTGCGCCGTATTCGCTGTCCGTCTTGCTCCTGCCCTCGTTGCGCCCGCTGTAGTAGTATTCCCGCGTCGCGTACCATACGCCCGCGTGTTGCTCCCACAGCAGCGCGGCAAAGGCGTTTCGGGTGCCGTAGTCCAAACTAACGCAGTATTGCGTCGCGTTGCCCTGCGGCGGCTCGCCGATGGCTTCCCGATACATGGGATAAATCAAGCCCTCCGCAAGTGTGCGCTCGCCCTCGATGTCGCGCCGATACCACACCGTGCCCGGCACGTATTGGCCCTTGATTTCTTCAAGACGCTGCGGCGATATTGTGGCGTTGTCCGCGATGGTGAAATGTTCGTACAGATACCCACCCGGCAGCCCGTTGTCACGGTAACGGTCTATGTAATTCTCATAGATGCTGTGCCCCGGATTACACGGGTTCATATCCCATAGCGTGAACGGCCTTTTCGCCGCAAGCTGTCGGCCATTGGCGACCTTGATAAACGACGTTCGGCTGTCCGCGCTGTCGTAATGCTCGTTGATCTCCGTGGCAATCCACATGCCGTAGCTGTTGCCAAGGATGCGCTTGTAGCTGTCCGACTTCGCGCCGCCAGCGAATATGACCACCTTTTCGCCCGTCTGGGTGCTGATGAAAAGCGCCTCATTGTCCTTGTACTTGCCCCACCGGCAGCGCCCTCGAAACAGGTTTTCCAGCCCGAAGCCGTTGCATACGCCGATGTTCAGCTTGGCGTTGGCGATGGTCGAACCGCTGGCAAGGTGGTATTTGTCCGGCGTAGTTTCAAGGTATGCCGCCGCGATAATGCAATGGTCAATGGTCTTGCCCGACCTGATTGCGCCCTCGGCCACGCACATTCGGTTATGCAGCGCGGCCTTGATATACGCCTTGTGCTTATCACTGAACGCGCCCCACGGGATTGTCGCTGTCCTGCTCATTGTAGCATCTCCACCAGCGGCGACAAATCCTCCACGTCGTTCACCATTGCGATTGCGCAAGTCTTGCCGTATGTCCTGTCCAGCACAATTTCAATGGCGCGGAGTTGCGCGTCAACCTTTACGTTTGGGTCGCGTATGATTTCGCGCAATCGCTCCGCCGCTTCCGGGGCAAGCGTCCGAATCATCGCCAGTGCGTCCTTTTGCTCTTGCGTCTGCTTCGGCCTCCCCTTTGGGTTGCCGCTTTGTCCCTTCTGAAACGGGCGACCACGGCCACGCGCTGTTTTTTCGCTGTTAGCAGCCATTAGCCGCCCTCCTTTCGCTGTTATGCCTGCTTCGCGCAGTTGTCGTAATAGTTGATATATGCGTCGGACATATCTTTTGCCGTGATAGACCGGCGCGGAGGTCGCCACTTCATGTTCTCAGTGGTGATAATCTCCCGCACCATACAATCACGCAGGATAATGTCTTTGGTGCAATCCTCCACGTTATGCTCAACTATCATTGCAATGCCGTGTTTACGCGCCCGCCTTGCGTTTTGTATCAGGCGTTCACGCGCCAGCTTTTGGCCGCGTGGCACGTCCTTCCCGGCCAGCTTTGCCTCAAACAGTACCCACACAAAATCGTGATAGTCGATAACGCCGTCAATGTCGGTGGGCGTGATGCTGCCATACCGAAAACCATCAAACCGTAGGAGTTGCCGCCCACGGTTTGCATTTTGATAAACGCCGCGTTCAGCCATATATCACCGCTCCCCATCCGATTTCGGAAAACACTTGCAGGAACTTGTCGCCGTTCTCTCCGAAATACAAAAACGCCTGTCCCTGCAACGGGGCGAGACTTTCACGGGTTTGCGACTGGTAGCGTATACGGCCACGCGGGAAACACACGGCAGTTGCCGCGTTGACCAAACTTGCAAACCACGCCGTTTCAGTGGCGTTGTTTACAAGCACAATCCCCTCGGTAACGTTGCCGTCGTTGTATTCGCCCACAAACTTCTCCGCGAATTTGAGAACGAGATCCGCGCTGTATGGCGGATTCATCCATACTCGCCCATGCCACGGCTTTGTCAGCCCATCGTCATCCTCGGAATAGAAAAGCCGCGCTTTCACCGTTTCATTGGCAAACGCGCAACTTGCGGGGTCAAGGTCGCTTTCGCCCAGCACTTCGCGGGCGAGGTCAATGTATCTTTGGGGTGTATACCATTCGTTGCATCCGCTGTTATTCGTAACGTGCGGGCGATGTTCAGGCTCTATGAATTCGCTCGGAATGTCCAGCGCAGCGCGGGCGCGTTCCTGCGATTCAGCCTCCCACATCGTTGTCGCTGGCGGCAAATCAAAGGATCTGTGTTCAACCTGTCGCGGGTATTGCTTGCCATCCGCGCCCGTTGAGGTGTTAAAGTTTAACACCTCGCCAGATTGTTCAAGTTCTTTTCTGTACTTGCTTACGGTTGGATTACTTACCAACCCGCCAAGTTCCCTCGCTATCTGCCTATCACTCAAATGCGGAGTTTCAAGTATCTGCTGTCTTGTTATCTCTGCTATTTGGTCTCTGGTCAACTGCCGCCGCGCCATGTTCAGTTTGCGGGCGTGGGTTCGCTTTTCAGCCTCCGTCATGCCCTCCCGAATCACGGTAGGGAAGTCGGTAATACCCAACTCGGCGCAAATCTGCAAACGGTGGTGGCCGTCCAGCTCATTGCCGTGTTCGTCATACTCAATCGGCACCATCACGCCGCGCGCGGCAATGTCGGTTTTCAGCTCATTGTATTCCTCTGCCGTCAGCGGCGGCATGACCTGATAGTCCTGCATATCTACTCCATTTCTCTACTCCTTTATGTATTCAGGCATAGAAAAGGCGCGGGTGGAGTAGAACCCCGCGCCTGTCGGCGTAGCTATCACCGTCTATGCCGCTAAAGGCTTGTCGCCTTATAGCTTTGTCCAAACCGCCGTAAAGCGGCTTTATAGCGCGTTTCGCTTCATGCTTATAAGTTATCGCGCATACAAACAAAACGGCTCTACGGGCCGATTTTGCGCATCTTACAACAAAATAGGCGGTTGGCGCGTCCCGCACGCCATTAACCGCCATGCCGGGGCACACCCGGCGTGAATGTCAAGCCAGCTACGCGCAATTCTGCGTTTCACCGACCATGGTGGACGCTGATACGCTCAACGCCCGAAGCGACGCCCGCCTTTAATCGCCCCGGCACTCCACACGGTGGCAACAGGTTCGCTCCTATGTCCAGTCCCGGCGTGAAAGAATCCTCAAAGAAAACGCCGGGAGGGCCATACGGACGGGCTGGTCGCACGCCTGAATAAAGCAAAGAGCGTGCCGCCCCATTGAAAGGAGGTGCCCAGATGGATGTCCAACCCATCGTGAACAGTGGCAGAAGCGGCAGGTGTCGAGCCTGCTCATGTGGGGTTCAAAGCCCCATGCCTTCCCGTTTGGCTACGCTTCTATGTTGCCGGGTTTCCCCGGCGTGTGCCTGCTTAACGCCCCCACCAGCGCAGGAGGCGGCGCGGGGATGAAGGCCCCAACGCGCTTTTGAATCCCGCTCCCTGACTTTCGCCGGGTAGCTCAACCTGTGGGCGGGGCAACTCACTTGCCGCCCGCATATGCGCCGGGTGTCCCCGGCTGTGCACAGTCCCTATTATATTCAAAAGTACTGCACTGTGTTGGTCAAATTCCAGAGATTTTATGCTATTGGCTCCAAATCCCCGTTTTTCATCTCATGCAGAATCCAGTAAAATACCCTGCGCACAGTATAAAATTGCTTCTCCCCCATCGGCGGGCGCGTGTCCGGGTTCGCGTATAACGCCTGTACCCCGCTTCTCTGCGTCACGGCGCGGATGATGTAGCGCGGGTCAACCTCAAACTTGTATAGCTCTCTCGCCGCGTCAGAGGCCCCTCTCGCCGCCTGCTCGATCATGCGTATATCGTTCAGCAGCCTGTCCCGCTTCGCCGCCGTAGCCGCCACAGGGTCGCTCACATGGCCGCTGCCGTGAGGCATGAAGGTTCCGAACTCCTTGCCGCCCTTGTGATAAATTTCCGGCACCGGCGTTGACAGGCGTATGGTCAGCAGCGCCGCCGCGTCGCGTTTCTTGCGGTCATACTGCAGGCAGAAATACGTCAGCTCCTTGTATTCCTCCCACGAAATGCCCCAGTCGTCCAGCTTAATGGGTCTTGTGCTCGGCATAGTATCCTCCATTATCCATCTAATATCAGTTTGCTATGACTTCCTCAACGGTGAACCAGTCCCCCACCTTATAGGCATTGTAGACGCTTTCACGCACATCCCACATTGCCCGATTGTCGCCGTCCTCAATCGTAAATGTCCATCGGTCATTGTGATGAACAGTGTGCCATTGGGGAACCATGATTTTATTAACGCGAATGTATGTGACATATCTGCTGGTATGTGCTGGGAAATATGTCTTTTGAATAATATACCCGGCCCGAATTCTATTTATGTATGCGTTGACCCCCATAACCGTTACGACCAATATCACCAGCACTACCGCAACAATTATTGACGTTGCAACAATCCTCTTCATGTGTCATTTATGCTCCCTTCTCCTTATGCGCCTGTATTTTCTTGAGTCCCTTGATCGCCCCGTCAATGTCCCCCGATAGGGCTTGACCCCGTAGAGTTTTAATCTGCTGGCGGGTCAGGCTCCCGGCGTTGGCCTTGATCGCTCGGAGGGTTTCGTTCAGCCTATTCATCCCGGCTGGTGATGTCGAACGCATCACCCATGGCGTGAAGCGTAACAGCCAAATGGTTGCACATGCTTATGAACCACGGGATATTCTTGCCTGCCATCTGCTTGTTTCGCTCCGTTCCCGTCAGGTCGGAAAAACATAGGTTTTGCCATTTGCCGTCGCGCTCAACCCGGAAATACGCGCCGTCCAGGTCGCGCTTGGTGGGGTAGCCCTCCTGCTTGGTGTCCGTGCGTTCGATCTCGCAGTTGTCATTGTTACATCTCATTGTCTTTCCTCCGCTTCTTCATCAGCCGCGCCACCTGTTTTACGTGGGCGGTGGGCACTGTCAGCACTGTTATCAGCGTGTCATCGTTGAACAGATATACCTTGTCGCCATAGACCACTATGTTGTCTGCCCCGCCGTTGCCGCGCCAGTACAGCCAGTCGAGGTATCTTCGCAAACCGCCCTCTGTCTCCGTGCGCTTGATGCCCTTAGTGATGGCCTTGGCTGCGGCGCGTCGGACAGCCTTTTTGGGGATGCCGACGCGCTCACGGGTTCGGTGTTCGGCGTGGCGTGTTACCGCGCAAACCGACATTTCATCACCTCTTACAACGCAATATTGCCGAAATAATCGAAAGCACAAAAGCAATAATTGAAATAATTAACGCTGTCATTCTTCATCACCGTCCCAGTCCTCGTCCTCGGCTCTGGTGCCGTCGCCGTGCCACTCGCACGGGTCTTCATCGTTCGGGCCGTGATCGTCCAGTAGGATGGCGCGGAGCAGCCGCTGTTCCTTGGTCATCTGCTCCCACATATCCACGACCTCGAAGCCCTCACCGCAGTCAGCGGCGACCTTCTCTGCCGCTTCCCTGTAGGTGAACCATGAAGCCTTGCACGGGCGGTTGGTGTAGACCGGGATGCCCATCTCGTACCGCACGAAGCCCATACAGTGTTGAGTGGTTTCGCCATCGTCACGATACCAGACCGTGTACCTGGGCGGGATGTACGGCTTCTTTGCCTTGGGCTTCTTCGGCTTTTCCTCGCCGCCGTCGTAGAACAGGGCCAGCAGGGATTCGCGGTTGTCCTTGGTATCGAACATCCACTTCTTGGTGATGTGCCATGCCTCGCTGCCCGTGTTTTCGACCACCCGGCGCAGTTCCGCTTCCGCTTCCTCGAAGCTTTTATACAGCGTGGCTTCTTCGATCTCGCTGGTGCCAATAGTCACCCACTCAGCCTTGGCCTTGGCTGCCGCCTTGCGCATATACTCGGGCAGATCGTCCCAGCGCACCACGTCCACCAGGAACTCCCAGTCACCGTCCTTGTCGCGGGTGAAGATCAGGTGCATCTCGCCGTTCTCGCTCATGTTGACCTTGCGGCCCAGGTCGATGAGTGCGCCGTGCTCGATCACGTACCGCATACTCTTATCGCCGTCCCCGGCTTTGTGGGCCAGTTTGGCTTCCTTCATGCACTTGCGGCGCTCGGCTTTCATCAGGTCGTTCAGTTCGTCCAGCTTCACGTAGGTTTCGCCCTTGATGTCGTACTTGTTCAGATACATGGTATCTACCTCCTTATGTTGTTCATGTTCCTATGCCTTGAAAGGGACTGTTTTTATAATCCCCTTCACCTTCCTACGCCCAGTTTCGGGCAGAAAGTGCAATTAAAAGTTTGTTAATCCGCTTCCGTGCCTGTCGTGCCAGTCGCTTCTTCAACCTTCGCCGCGCCGGGGTGGACTGGTTGACGATTCTGCGACAGCCCTTGTCCAAGTCCCAGGCCGCGAGTTCATCCACTTTCTTGTGGTCAGAGCGCTTACCCATCTCAACCTCCAAGAAACGCACTTATATCCATCTGCCCTTCAAGCTGCGGTTCTGGCTCTCGCTTATTGGAAAGCTTCTTATAAACCGGGTTCATTTTGTCGGTGTCCACTGACACGTTGAACATCCCACAGGCCATCCATGAAAGCCGCCAGTCGGTCGCATCGCTGTGGCTCATGCCATACAGCTTGCACTTGTGGTATTGCTTGCCATGCCACTCACCGCTGATGAAGTGGTCGCAATCCCGGCAGTATTTGCCCCAGCATATTCCGAACCGCTTGTGCATGGCGTTGATCTTGCGGTCAACCATCGCCATCTTCAACATCCTTTCTGATTGCGTCGATATATTCCAGCACAGTCCGAAGGTCAAGATCACCATCTTCACGCATTTCTTGAACGGCATCGCGCAGCCGTTCTAACGCTCCCTCATATGCTATAAGCAGGTCGTATGCGTCCACCATGACCGCGATCTCGCAGTCCGTGTCTCTGTATGGGCACTGGCGTTTCTCGCAATCGGTCTTATAGATGGCGAAGTTCACGTGGGTCAGGCATTCCAGCCCAGCCTTCACTTTTTCACGGTTAGTCATCACATATCACCCGCTTTGCACATCAATTCGATTCTTAATATGTCTACCACTTCGGGGAATGAATAATTGATTGCATCGCCCAGTCTGAACCGTTTGTCGTGTTGCCCGTGCTCGACCACGGTGTGGTATACTTCGTCAGGCGTAAACGATTTTTTCAGCAGGGCGATGGCAGCTTCAAGAGTTTCAGTATCAGCCCACGGATTCCAGTTTAAAGAATCGTTGTATTTGGAATCTTCCAGCATTATCTCCAAACCCTTGATAACTTTATCCCTGTCCATCATAGGTCTTTACTCCTTCCATCAGTCTGTGGATGTCCTCTTGGGATTCGCGCTCAAAATACGGGCAGCGTTCCGGGGTGCAATCTTCCTCAAACGGGAAATCACAACACATCTCGCATTTGTCATTGCAGCAGACCTCGTTCATCAGCCACTTGCATCCGTCCGGGTCGTCCAGCGTTTCGAGGTAAAACCGACCGCGTTCGTCTTTGCCCGTCTCAATCCATCGGCTCATTTTGTTACCCCCACCTGTTCACGCACATTGCATCCTCAACGGCTGTAATCAAGTCCTTCCCGACAACCGTATACCGTTCTCCTTGAACTTCAATCTCCACCTGTGAGTCATTAAACCAATGTGAATGAACACGAATTGACGGCTTTGCAGGGTTATCGTAGGTCTGCACCTCACAAGTCACCTTGATAGCCATTATGAATTCACCTCCCTGTGCAACGATCTGTCCGCGCTGAATCCTTCGGGATAGCGCCGCCGCAGCTTTTCGATGTTATGTTCCGCTATGGCATCCATGCTCCACCCCATAGCCGCTGCCGCTTCTGCGATATACCACATGACGTCCGAGAGTTCATCAAACAGCTTGTCGCCGATCTCGCGTCCGTCCTGATACAGCCCCTTCTTGACCAAATCGCAGCACTCGCCTGTTTCGCCAGCCAGTCCAAGCATGGCGTTAAGCAGATGTTCCTCCTGCGTCAACGCAGGGTTGCTCGTTCTCTGGGCTAATTCCTGATACTCATTAAGCGTCATTATCCTACCTCCCTTACCGCGTCCTCGGTCACGTCACCGCTGAAACTGATTTCCATCCCGATTGTGTCGTACACTTCTTGTATCGCTTCCTGCGATGTCAGCGTGAATTGCAGCTTGTCGTATACGTCGTTCAATACCCGGCTACAGCGCTCCTTACCGAAGCCGTGCATCTCGTGAAGCGTCAGGCAGATGGCGGCGAATACGGTCTTGACCGCACCGTCCTTGCCATCTTTCAGCCCCTTGGAGTAGGCATCTTCCTCGGCCTTGTGCATATCCTCGATGGTTATGCCGTTTTTGCTGATCCGCTGGAACGCTTCATTGTCCGCGATGCGCTGGGCACGTTCCTCCGGCGACAGCTTCCAGAATGCGTCGATTGCCGCTTGCCGCTGTTCGCGGGTCTGCTCCCGCTGGGCCATGCGCCGCAGTTCACGGCTGGACTTGGTTGCCCGTTGGAATTTCACCTTGCTCATGCTATCCCTCCCATATCCTCGGCGTTCCGTCAGGATTGACGATCAGGGTCAGGGTTCCGTAGTTGTATGAACCATCAGAACACCAATACATGACCTTGGTTGTTTTATCGACGTATACAAGCCCGCCGTCTTCATCGCTTACCATAAAGAACATCTTGTTGTCGATCTGTGCTTCTTCGATTTTCTGAGAATCGACCTTCCCAGCGCTGCACCCGGCCAGCATCAGCCCCAGCGCCAACACCAGCGCCGCAACAATCCACCGTTTCATGCTATCCCTCCTTTGGCTCAATCTCTGATATGCGCATCCCGAACCTTCGGTTCAATCTCTGATATTCTCATGACGAACCATTTACCGTCAGATTTTCGCTGAAACCGAAATTCTTTATCATTTTCAAGGAGATACTGTGCGGATGCGCAAAGTGCCTCCCGCGTCACTTCTGACTTATTGCGCCATGTGTCGCCCTTTGGGTTCAACGTTCCGGCGTAAATTCCAAACAGCCCAGCTCCCACATGATATTCAGCCACGGCTATACCTCCTTCGGCTCAATGCCCAGCTTCTGCGCGATGTCGGAGGGGATGTTCGTTGAATATAATTGTGTGAACCAAACCTCATACGCTTTATCGGGTTGCGCTGGCTTCATAACGCCTATTGATGCAAGATATTCGCCCCACGTCGGATATTGCGGCTCCGGGTGCTCTGCCGCCCATTTCGCTACCACCCTTTCGACGTGCTTCCAGTCCGCACTATTGCATTCTTTTTCGTAGATCGCAGGACAGCCAAAATCCCGCAAGTCGCACTTATCGCAAGCGGTGTATTCGTCCTCTTGCCCCATCGCATTGCACATCCGCTTCCAGTCCTTCATCGTCTGCACGAAATCCACTATCTCGCCTCCTGTTCCTTCTGCCATTCGTCCATGAGAATCTGCGCGTATCGCCTGTACAACGGTGCGCGGGTAATGTCATTCGCCCTATCATCCAGCCAGTCCACCGGGATAGCGTCAACCACTACGGGCGTGAACTCATCGCAGCATCCCTTGAAGAACTCGCCCACGGTCGTTTGAATCTCGTAGGTTGCGCCGCCCTTGGTTTCATCCGTAATCGGAACGAATATCTGTTGGTCGAGGTCTACGAGCTTCATCGCTTCGGCCTCCTTCCGCATGACTTCATCTCATGGCACACGCCCCCGTGGTACTCGCACATAGGCACGAGGTACCCTTCCAGCTCCGGCATTTTCTCCGTCGCCGCGTCGCACATCAGCTTGACCGCATGGCGGGTCTTTGCGCTGGCCTGTGTGCAGAGCCGCTTGTTGGAAATGGTCATGAGTTCCTCGGCGTTGCAATACAGGATCATGTTGACCGGGGTGTTCCTGGGCGCGGTGTCTCCGTCCATTTTGTTCTGGCGGTCGTTCCGCAAACTGGAAACAAACGGCACCGCGTGTACGTGGCGGGTCAGATGGGTAGCGATGTTGGACGGGATGTCCTCGATCAAGAACGCAAAGTTCAGCACCCGGATGGGGCTGTGACGGGCGTTGAGCAAGTCCCGGATAAGCTGGGGCATCGGCGGCTCCTTCGGCACTGCCGTTTTGCTCATGGTCGCCCACACGCACCGCTTTAGCAGCATCAATTCTTCTTCCCTTGGCCAGTAGATACAAGTGACTTTCATTTGGCTTCTCCTTTCTTTGTCCGTTGGTGAATGTTGTATTTGATCTGCGTGTCGTTGTACTTCTCTTTGCACTGGCGGCATAGCGACCGCCCTTCCACGGCCTTTTGCTTTCCGCACCATAGGCACAATCCAGCCTGTCGTAATCGTTCCTGCCGTGCCTGTTCCCGCGCTCTCTGTTTGCTCCTGTCCGGGTCTGTGCGCTTCACCCAGTCCCTTTGCTTCTTGTAGCAGTTCTTACAGGTAACGTGCCCCGCCTCGGCGTAGTTTTGTCCGCACTTGGTACACAGTCCATGCTCTTTGAGCCAGTAGTACCGCTCCCGGTCAGCCTTGTTGTGGGCTGCTTTCGCGTAGTCGGACATCGCCATCGGTTGTCACCTCCGGTTCCAGTCTTTCAAAAAATCAAAGGCATTGTAGATACCCAGCCAGAGCATGGCCCAGGCGGTCAGAATGGCCCCTCTGACGGGATTCATGGGCGGGGTGTAGTATTTCCTCGCCAGCCGCTTGCGCGTCCTCTGCCACCGCTTTTCGTCCGCTATGGCGCGTACTGCGTCCTTGGCATGGAGCTTTTCGTTCTCGGCCTTGACAGCCCGAAGCTCCACCGTCGCCGCGCCCTCCGTCAAACCCAGTGCCATGCCGGGACTGTTGGTCTTGATCGTGATGTTCGCCATGTTCTATGCCTCCATGCTCATGTATGCTCCGCAACTGCTGCACCGCTTCTTTTCGTAGGCTCCCTGCCGAATGATCTTCCCGCAGTTGGTGCAGCGCCAACGGGCCTTTCCTTCTTCGTTGTTGTAGTAGTGCCACTTGGCAGACACGGGCCACACCAGCTTTTTCAGCAAGTCCAACGCTTGCCTTGCCGTCACTATGTCCACGGCTACGCTGTCGCTGCCGAACTCGTCACCACCGTACTTCTCGAAGTCGGCGATGTCCGTTTCAAGCTGGGCGATGGTCTGCTGCCGCAATTCCTCCATGTTGCTCATTTCTGCCCTACTCTCCTTTTTGTCTGGGCGCGTTTGCAGTTGCGCTCGATCGTCTGTTTTGTGTGGGCATCGGCATCCGCTGTAATCCTTGCCGCTGCCGTCTGTGTGTGGTAATCGTCCAGCCATTCCCGGTATGCCACACACTGGGCATGGCATACCGTGGAGCGGTTGGTGCATCTGTAACAGGGTGAGTTCGTCATCTTTCTATCTGTTGCCAAGCGGGAGCAGTTCCGCTTGGTACAGGTTGTCGCGAACATAGCATTTCTGCAGCTTGTTCTCAAAGGCGTTAAAACGGCTCTTTGCAACGTTAATGGAGTTTTTGTCCGGCCGATGAGCTATTCTGCTCTGACGCAGCTCTATTGCATGGCGCGGGTAATACTCCGGCATATCCTCGACCTCGTTATAAACGTATGCCCGAATAAACGCTTCGATAGCCTTATCCTTAGCGCCACACAAGTGCGCATCCATCAAGGCAACCATAAACAACATTGGAAATCGTGTATTCCCTCTTCCATTCAGTCGGGCGACCTTCATCATCCATTCAATGTGAGTGGCGTTTGCATCTATAAAGTCGAGCCTTTGAGATGCCGTTGAAAGGTGGTTGTTATACTTGAGGCGCAAGTATAAGCCAGCAAAGTCAATAACGCACTTCGGTATATCGTGCCCAGAAAGGTATACCCTGTCTCGAATCGTTCTGTTTTTACCACTGTCGAAGTTGAGAAAATCCTCCTTCGTAACCGGGAAATCCAAAACTACGAAACAATCCGCAGGAACCCCGCTCCTGACAATTGCTGACAACCTATGCTGTCCATTGCATAGATTCCCGCGTTCATTTATAGCGATAGCATCTGGATTCAATGTAAAATGCCCTTCCGCAATATCGCTGGCGTACTTCGTAACCAAATTGTTACTTATTTCACGATTGCCTTCGTTGCGCCATAACCACTCACTCGCAATCTCTGGCGTAACGGTCATAATGCCAGCTTTCAGTTGGCGAAACATCGCAATATTGTTCATAGCTACCATCGTTGTCTCTCCTTTCAAGTCCTGGGGCTGGGGGTAGCGGGTTGCTACCCCCCCCCTATTGGATTAGTAGTCCAGTCTGTCGCTTATCTGTTTATCGATCTCTTGCGGGGTTTCCTTGACCCGGTAGTAGGTGCTGTCCCCGCCGTCCACATTGACCACCGTATAGGCATCGTAGGCGACCGACAAGTCCTCATGAAACGACATGATGTGGTCGATGTTGAGGTATATCTGTTTGCCGTTTGGACTTGTCAGAACAATAAACTTATTTATGTCCATCTTCTTATGCCCTCACGCTCATGTTGCTCTCTCGGTAGAACTCCACCCCAGGAATCTCCGCTTCGCCGTTGCGCCACTTGGCGATGTTGTTCAATGCCGCCTGATTGATGGTACGCAGCTCCATGCCCTCGAAGTAGGCGGGGACGAGTTTGGGGTCAATGACCCGCGCTTTCCAAGTGGTGCGGACGGACACGCCCTTGGCGGTCGGCTTGGCTTCGGCTGCGATCTCGCCGATCGGCACTTCCTCTGCCATGTCCCGCATGACCTCGGCGGTGTCCGTGTCGCCCTGTTCCTCGGCCTTGGCTGCGATGGCTTCCAGCCGCCTGACCTCTGCTTCACGGGCTTTCCGGGCAGCTTCTTCCGCTTCACGGCGCTTGCGCTCCACCTCGGTGGTGTAGGCCAGCATCGCCTTTTTGATGATGCTCTCGGCTTCCTGGAGGGGCTTGAGCATCTGGGTTTCCTTCGCCACCAGTTCCTTGTGGGCTGCGTTGGCGGCTTCCTTGGGGCCTTTCCAGTATTCCTTGACGGCCTTGATGCGGGTCTTGACCTCTTTGAGATAGTCAGTGCCCTTGTCGTAGTCCTCGTGGGTGGTGATCGTTAGCTCCCTGGCGGTCTTGACCATCAGCGCACCGCCCTGTTCCAGTTTCTGCTCCATCATAGCATCCGTCTTGATAGCAGCTTCCATCGTTCTGTCTCCTTTCATTGGTGGGGGCGGTGGTGCCGCCCCCGGTCTATTAATCAGGCGTCCATTCCGGGCTGGTAGGGGTAGCGGTCGCAAATTTTCATCTGGGTCTGATTGTGGGCGAAGCTGTAGATTGCGCACTCGCACCTCTGCAAAGTCTCCGGGCTGCTCTTGTGGCTGCGCACCCAATCTCGGAGGTTCAGCGCGTGGCGGGGATTGTACATCTCGCAATAGTCCACATCGTTGTTGCGGTAGACCTGGACGAACCGCCGCAGCGCGTCCTCGCTTTCCCCGCGATAGTATGCCGAGATGATCGCAACACCCACGATGGTGTGCAGCTTTGCGCCGCTGCTTCCAGTGCTGCCACGTCCGATGATGGATTCGATCGCCGCCACATCGTCGTAGTGGCGGTCGATGTAGCTGATTATCTCGGTGGCTTCCGGCATCGAGGAATTGGTCTTAATCTTCATCCTCATGTATGCGCTGACGTAGCTGCTCATGTTCTTGTAGACCGCATCGGTGATTCCGCTGATCTGCATGATGTTCTGCGTGGTGCGCTTGGTGCCCGTGTCGATGGTGAACGCTTCACCGTCGGTGTGCTGCACACCGTAGGTTACCATCATCGTGACGGGGACGTTCGCCATCACAATGGCTTCCAGCCGATGCTGACCGTCGATGAGCTGTCCCATATCGTCGAACCCCAGCCCCTGGTGGGTGAGGTTCCACCCGCCAGCTTTCATGATTCGTGCGTACCGCTTCACGGTGTTATGGTTGAGCCGCCTGTTGTTCTTCATGTTCTTTGCCAGCATGGCTTTCGCCATGTCCGGGGTGATCGTTATGACCTTGCTTTCCATCATTGGTCTGTTGCTCCTTTCATTGTCTCAGGTATTCGAGGATTACGTCTCGGGCTTCTTCCCAGCCCTTGCATACCACCGCGAGGTTGCCCACACGGTTGAGTGCGGCAATCCAGCCGCGCTGTTCGTCGCTCACCCTACCGCCCTTCCTGCGCTTCAGCTCGATGTAGAGCGCCGTGTGGAAAGCGTTTGGTACGGGTAAGCAGATATCCGGCACTCCCGGCCTTACGCCCTGGGCCTTGAGGTTGGTAGCTTCGATTGGGTTGCGGCTGCCGCCGTTTGGAATGTGGTAAAGAAGCGCCAGCGCCGGGTACTTGCCCTTCGCCCACTCTGCCCATTCAAACAGGGCTTTCTGTTCGTCCGCTTCAAACGGGACGCGGGCCGCCGTGGTTTTTCTTGCCTTTATCATCGACATCCTCCAGTATCTTGGCTCCAAGGCCCAATAGCCCAACTATCGCCGCGCAGAACATCAGAAAAACCGCTATGGCGAAAAACGCCACAATGCCGATCTCCGCGCCGTGTGTTACCCACTCTGCAAACATTCCTCTCTCACCTCCTTATCCGTGTATTCCCACCTGACGCACGTTATTCCCATGCGATGCAGCGTCAGCAGGAAGTCCTTTGCTTCCAGCTTATTTTTGACGGGGATTTTGTAGCTCCCCGTGGTGGTCTTAACTTGCAGTATCATCGTAAAACCTCATATTCATGGGCTTAAATAAGCACCATGTCCGTCCGTTCGCGCCCTGGCGCTGCTTTGCAATCTCTACGGAGAAAGGTTTGCCGCTGGCGTTCTGTGCCCGTTCCCATATCCCCTGATGCGCGGGTGTGATACGCTTGAGCGTTGGGTCATCCGGGTTGTCGGGGCTGTGGATCAGCAGCACATTGTCGGCATCCTGTTCAAGATCGCCCGACCCTCGCAGCTCGTCCAAGGTGGGCGCTCTGCCGCCTTTCTTGGAATCATCCTGACTCTGCCTACGGACTTGCGCTGCTGTCAGAATGGGTATGTCCAGCGCCAGGGCCAGCTGCTTGAGAGCCTTGGAGATCGTGCCCAGCCGTTCGCGCTCGGCTTCGGTCTTTTCCGTGGTTCGCAGAAGCTGGATGTAGTCCACCACCAGCAAGTCCATCTCCCCGCGCTGGACGGCGTGTCGGGCTATGTTCGCCAGCCGTTCCACCGTCAGACCGTAGGACTGGTAGATGTGGAGGTGTTCGCTTACCCCGCTTTCCGTCAGCTCCGTCAGGCCCTCGGTCATGCGCTCCCAGTCCTTATCCGTCAGGCTGCCCGTCCGCTGGCGATTGATGCTGACCAGCGAGGTGGCGGCGAGGGTGCGCTGCCCCAGTTGAAGGGCGCTCATTTCGAGGGAGAAATACCCCACGTGCTTTCCCGATCTGGCAGCGTTGATGGATGCCGTCAGCAGGAACGCGCTCTTGCCCTTGCCGGGTCGTGCGCCGACTATCGTCAGCTCCGGGTTGATCAGTCCTCCGCAGAGGTAATCGTCGAGTTCCTTGAATCCCGTGGGGATTGGGTCGGGCTTCTTTTCCGCAGATTCAAATGCCATGATTGCGGCCTCCCCTCCGCTTACCCATCCCGCATCCTTCTGCTGGTTGCGGGTTGTGATGTCGTTACACGCGCCCTCGATCAGCTCGATGATCTGGTCGGCGGTCATGTCTTGTTCTGCCGTCCTGCGGTTGATGGCTTCGGCTATGGCTTGCAGCCGTCGAAGGTTCGCCTTTTCGCGCACAATATCGATGTATGCGCCCACGTTCGCTGCGCTTGGCACCGACTGGCTTATCTCCACCAGATGCCCTGCGCCGCCAACAGCGTCCAGCTTGCCCCTCCGGGTCAGTTCCTCGTCAAGCGTCACCAGGTCTACCTGTCGGTTGCCCAGGGCGATTGTCAGCATCGCGCTGAACATCTCCCGGTTGGCGGGGTCGGCGAAATCGTCAGGCCGCAGCCGTTCTATCGCCGTCCCCGTCGCCTTGCTCGACCGAAGCATCGCGCCCAGGACGCTTTGTTCCGCTTCGTAGTGAGCGATCATGTTACCATCCCCCGATCGGTGTAAATCCCTCCGGCACCGAGCAGTCATCGTTCATCCGCATCACTTCTTCTACCGAAAGGTCGCGCTCGAAAGTCTCCACCTTGTCGGTCGCGCTGCTCTCATCCTCCCAGCGCCGCTGGTTGAGGTAGGTCGCCGGGTGGGGAATGTACTGGACTTCCTTGCCCTTCCATTCACCGTCTACCCGCCGTTTCACATCCGCGAGGATTGTGGTGATGAGGGATTGGGAATCGTCCGCGCCAGTCTTGCCCCATGCCTTGGCTGCGTTCTGCTTCGCCACCTTGCGAGGGTAGGCGTTCCAGAACTCGGTGAAACCGGGGGAAAAATCACAACCCTCGCGCTTGCGCGTAGTAGATTTACTCTTTGTATTACTCTTTATATTACTTACTTGGGAATTTCCCATGGCTGCCTTTGGATTTTCACAAGGCGGCCTTTGGAAAAGCACAAGGCAGCTTTTGAGTTTTCGCGTCCTGCCGTCGAATGAAAGTGCCTTGATGTAGCCCAGGTCGATCAGCTTGGAAATCGCCGTTGAGACCTTCCATTCGCTGCACTGGCAGAACTTGGCGATATACTCATTGCTGGCGTAGCATCCATCATCACCGCAATCCAAGCTATCAATCTCGGTCAGGATGATCTTGTCGAGGGCGTTCAGCCTTTCGTCGAGCCAGATTTCCTTGGGAATCCATACGCCTTTGAAGTCTCTCTCCATGGGCTACACCTCTCTTTCGCAGTTTGTCTGAAAGGTATCCGTTGTTGTGCCCAAGTGCGCGTGAAGCAGCAGCATACGATTGAAACTCGACTTGTTTGCCGTTTACCTCGATGGTTATGGGCTTCATGTTTTTGTTATAAAGCCCTGTATCAAACCCGTGTTGAATGTTCCTTTTCAAGGACACCCATTCGAGGTTACTGGCTTCATTGTTTTCCGGGTTGCCGTCGATATGGTTCACCGTCATGCCTTGCTGGTACCCATCGCACCATGTCATGGCTATTATTCTGGCTACCAGATGATAGTGCGGTGTCTTATCCTTCCATAGCGTGACCCTTGCATCCCGGCGACCGCTTCGCTTGTTCTTGCAGTAGCGCTGTTTCAATACCCTGCGCTTATATCTCGCGGAAGGACTGACACTCTTAATTTGTCCGAGTGTCGATGCTTCGTAGATTCCTTCGTAGCCAGGAATTGCTTTCCACTGTTCCATGCGGCACCTCAGTCAAAAGGGAGTGATTCATCGTCCACTTCGGTGAACTCGTTATGGTCGGGTTCCTCTCTGCTCGGTGGGGGCGTGGGGCCATGGTCATTGTTGGGGCTGCCCAGCCCTTCCACATTGTCGGCGATGATCTCGGTGACGTACCGCTTGGTGTTGTCCGGCGCCGTGAAGCTGCGCTTCTGAATCTGGCCCTCCACCGCGACCATGCGGCCCTTGGTGAGGTACTTGTTGCAGAAATCGGCGGTCTGCCGCCATGCGACCACGGTCAGGAAGTCCACATCGTACTTGCCGTCCTTGTTCTTGACCCGCCGCTGAACCGCGACATCGAAGGTGCTGCGGGAAACCCCGCTCTGGGTGGTGAACGCTTCCGGTTCTTTCGTCAGGCGACCCGTGATAATAACCTTATTCATTGCTTCCTCCTTCTTTCAGCTTGTAAATCTTGCAGATTGTCTTGTCTGCGTTTATGCCGCCATTGAGGTGGTATCGCTTGAAAAACTCGGCCTTGCCCATCTGGTGAATCTCGCCGTGGTGCTTTCTGCAAAGCGGCAGGACTTCCAGTCCTTCGTGGATGATCTCCGTCCTGTCTCGCCCCATGCCGATGGCATCCACATGGTGGAGGTCGGCCTTTGCGCCGCAAATCGGACACTTCTTGTTGATCAGGCAAGCGTAGACGTAATCGTCCACATCGTCGATGTACTCCAGCATGGGCTTCTTGGTGGGCACATCGTTTCGCACGATGAACCGCGCCAGCCAGCTCTGGAAGGCCGCAACTATGCTCATTGGGGCGTTGGAAAGGCTGAACATCGAATCCGCAATCTCCAACAGCTCTCCGCACCAGAAGTCCAGTTTCAGAACCTCTTTCGTCGCTTCGGTCGTGTCTCCCGACCAGTCGGCGATCTCACGTATCATCGCGTAGCAAGACCGCCGCTGCTTGTCGGAAAGGGGACGGGAATCGATGAACTGAACCTCGACCTCTTTGTACTCCCGATGGCACATCCGGGTGAAGTTGTCGTAGGGGACTTCGATGGTCACCACGTTGCGGCGTTCGTCGTAGTTGGTGATCTTGCCCCGTACCCTGTCGATGACTTCCATGTTATCCCGCCTTGCGCTTTCTGTTCAGAACCTTCATGCACTCGAAGCAGTAGACCCCGTTGTAGGTAATCTTGCTCTTGCCGATTAGCTCAGAAGCCGTCATGGTCGAACCGTCCGGCAGGGCTACGCCCGTGATGATCTTGCCGCAGCGTTCGCACTTGGGCGTCTGATCGCTGTTGTGGGTGTCGATTTCCTTGATAACGTGCTGGGCGTCGGAGTAGCTCAGGTTTTCAAGGTTCGCGCCAAATTCCTGCATGATATCCATGTAGTCATCATCGCTGGCGTGTTCCCGAATGTAGGCTTTCTGTTCCTCAGTGGCCATCGTGGGCGTTTCCGACTTCGGTTCGTTCTTGGACTGCGGATTGGGTTCTGGCTTGGGCTTGCTTTCAGACTTCGGTCTGCTCTTGCCCATCTCGTAGACCACGTTGTGGGTCTTGCTGTTGATGATGACCAGCCTGTTGATCTCCCGATGCTCGTTGTAGCCGATGTCGCTGACCTCGAAGCGGTCATAGCACATTAAGCGGTTGGGGTTCCGTTCGTCCTGCTTGATATTGCAGTTCGAATCATCAATCCAGATGAATGGGGCGGTGTACAGTTCACGTCCAATGCCCCAGTTGACCCCGGCCCTCTTGAAGCTGTCGGATGCCAGCCCCTTCTGGGCTTCGGTGTTGCTCTCAGTGCCGACGTCCTCCTTGTCCACCCAACAGCCCTTGTCTTCATCGTAGATGGAGATGATGCAGTTGGCGTTGTCGCGGGTGTGGTGCCGCTGCCAGTTCATGGGGCCGAAAGTTTCATCGAGGATTGCCATGTCGCATCTGGCATCCTTGTATAGCAGAAGCTGGATGCCGTTTTTCTTGACCTGTGAAATCCTGCAGTCGATCTCTCTTGCCGTCAGCAGTCTGATCGGATGGTCTTTCATCACTGTGCCCTCCTTTTCTTTGGGTTGGAAATGTACTGGTAGATGGTGTCCTCCAAAGCGTACAGCTTGTTCTGTACCAGCATCAGGTACTTGTCCTTGCCGAGCACTTGCGCCAGCTCGTCCATCGCGCTTTTCACGTGGGCGTAGGCTGCGTCGATGTGCGCCTGTTCACTCCTCGTCATCTTCATCATCCTCTTCCTCTTCGTGGTAGTCTGCCCACATGGCATCCTGCTGGCAGTTCCATTCCAGCTTGTTGTAGAACAAATCTGTGAGGGCAAGCATTGACAACCCCTCCATTCTGTGATAGAATACTAATGACAGTTTTCCATCGCTGTCTGTGTTACTGCCGTCACGGGCTTCCCACCGTGGCGGCTTTTTACTCTCCGATGTCATCCCCAATGTACCGGGTAAAGAATGCGTCGGCACCTTCCCTGTGGATCAGCACTCTTCGGCTCTTGCGGATGATCGGAAACTCCGGGTGGCTTCGGTACAGCCTGTCAAGTTCGCGCTCGGATAAGCTGTAGCGGTAGGCTGCTGCACTGCGGGTCAGCAGGTACGGCGCTTCATCCAGTAGCGCGTCCAGCCTTACCTCGCTCATGCTGCGCCCTCCTTCACCGGGCAGCCGTAGCGGACGTGTCCGTCGCTGTACTTCTTCACGTCCACCGTCTTGAACGCCGTGCCATCTTCATTGATGATGATTTTGCGCTCTGCATTGAAGTAGGAATCGTCTACGCTGATGTAGCCGTCCGATTCAATGATGGCAGATAAGAAATCTCCTGCCGGGTTGTACTCCAGGTACACCTCCAACATCTGCTCTGCCAGTGAAAGCAGTTTCTTTTCGCACTCTAACCGGGGCATGCTGGTTCCTCCTTTCTCAGTAATTCGTCGGTCGTGCAGTTGAGCGCTTCCGCGAGTTTCACGGCGTTCTCTGCCGTGATTCCCATTTCCCTTGTTTCGTACCTCGCGATGCAGGAGCGGTTAATCCCGGTTGCAGTAGCAAGTTGTTCCTGGGTCATTTCCCTTGCTTCACGAAGCCGTTTAAGCCGCGAGCTAAAGATGCTCATTTACTTCTTTTCACCTCCTTGGTTTGATGCTTATTTGCTACACTTGGTATTGTAGCATATTTGCGCCAAATCGTCAATAGGAAATGACGCATTTATACTATTTCTTTTCTGTTGCATTTGTGCTACAATATGTCACATAGGAGGTGTAGCGCAAATGAGGACTATTGGAGAGAACATCAAAGCCCTCCGGGAACAATCAGGTTTGACGCAGGATGCTCTCGCTGAAGCAGCAGACGTGAATCGCGTTACTCTTGTCAAATTTCATCCGTGGCATTTGCACCTTAATACTCACGGCTACTCATGACTATTCCAGTCTACTTCGCTTCTATTATAAGTGTGGGCGATTTTGGGGTGATGTAGACTGTGGTAGTCTGGGATAGTCAGGGGGACAGGGTAAAAGCAGGGTCAAAAAGCCCACCCCGGTCAGAGGTGGGCTTGTGCTATTCTTGTAGGCGCTGAATCACGCCGTTGTATAGCCTGGGCATCAATGCCTGGACGGTGGACATGAGTTCGTCGATGACAGGCCAGACCGTGGACGGGTCTTTCCCGTTGATGATCTGCGAGAACTCTGTATCGCTGCTGTAGTTGATGGTCGGCCCATTCGCGTAGGAGTAGCCGGAGGGGAGGAACGAGGGGGAGCGTTCCTCATCCTCGGCTTTTCCGAACAACTCATTTTTGATGGTCAGAAATGCCGCCAGCTTGATACAAGTGTTGGCATTGGGGTTGCGCTCGCCTTGACACTCGGCGATTGCCTCTATGAGGTCGTGCTCCGTAATCAAGGCGCGTCACCTCACATCTGCTCCATCTTGTCCACCAGGCGCTGGATGTCCCTCTTGATGGCTTCGTTGGGTGCGTCCTTCATCAGGTCGCGCAGTTCCTCGATCATGCCATCGTCCCGAGAGTAGCGGCCCATGCTGTCCCTTCGGGCGTTCATGCGCCCACGGGCATAGGAGCGGCCCTCACGGGAATACCGACCGCGGGCATAGCTGCCGCCCATGCCGTCGGGGTAGGAACGACCGCTGTACTCGCCATCATCCTCGTAGGCTTCGATTACCCGGTCGAGGTTTTTCATGGCGTGGGCCAGCTTGTCGATTGTGTCCAAGGAGCCAGCGGTCAGTTCGCCCTTCTCGCCGTACTCCTTCAGCTCTTTGCAGAGCATATCCTTGAGTTCGTACAACTCGTGCATTGTTCTATCCTCCTTCCCGTCAGGCTACCCGGTTGATTACCAGGTTGGCGTTCTGCATCTCGATCACAGGCGTGGGCGTAGTCGCGGGGTCTTCATCTGCCGCGACATAGCGCACGGACAGGGTGAAGCAGCAGCCACGGGGCACGGTGATGATCGCCGTGCTGGTGACGTTGCCGTAGGTGTCCACCGCCGCCGGGACGAAGATCGCCCTGCTGGTCTGGCGGGGTTCACCGTTCACGGCCAGCGCGATGGCGATGGGGCCAACGGTGCCGCCCGTGGGGATGGCGATGTTGCCGTTGAAGGTCACCTGGTATCGAGCGAAGCAGTTCGGGGTTACACCACGGAGAATAAAAATCCCGGTTTCGTCCTCATGGTACACATAGCCACGAGAACAGGGGATAGAGGCGGTAAAAATCGCGGGTTGGTTTAGAGCGATGCTCTGTACCGTGTTCGCCAGATACTCTGCCATGATGCTACCTCCTTACGCCACCCCGCAGCCGCAGCCGAAGTTCTGGGCGCAGCAGTTGGGGTTCTGCACGATGTAGGCGGGACGTGGAGACGGAGCGACGTACTGCTCGACCTCATTCGCCAGAGCACGCTGACCAGCCTGGATGGCTGCGGTCTGTACGTCCTGGGACGCCTGACCACGGGCATACATCAGCTCGGAGCGCAGCTGGGCGATAGTGTCGTTCTTCTGCTCGATCTTGTCGGCGCAGAGCTGGTCGAGGATGCGCTGGGTGCTGGCGGTGTTCGCAGAGATCACGTCACGCAGGGCCTCTGCGATGGCGCTGCGGTCAGCACACGCTTCGGTCGCCACGGTGTACTTGAGGTCAGCCGTCGCGGCGCGATTGTCGCAGCAGCACTGGGCCAGCTGGGCCTGGATGGCACTCATGCCAGCGGTGCTTGCGGTCTGGGCATTGAAGCTGCGTTCCAGATCGGCGAGCTGGTTGGTATACAGCTGCTGGGTGATCGCGTTCTGTGCGCCGTTCACGGTGGCGTTCACGCCAGCGAAGCCGGAACACAGGGAAGTCTGGACGTTGCCGAAGCCGGAGGTCACGGCATTGGAAATGTCGCCCAGAGCGGCGTTGGTCGCGGCCTGGTTGAATCCAGCGTTCGTGTTGGCATTGATGCCCTGCTGGCCATTCAGCAGCCAGGGGAAATCATAGCCCAGAGCAGCGTTGCCGAAGCCGCCGAAGCCACCCATACCCCAGTTGCCGCCACCGAGCAGCACAAAGAGCAGGATGATCCACCAGCCGTCGCCGCCGAAACCGCCGAAGCCGTTGTTGTTCATCGGGCCGACAGGCATAACCATGTTGGTTCCATTCTCATCAGTCAAAGCCATAGGATGTAAAGTCCTTTCTGTTTATTCATCAACCGTCAGCGCGCTTGACGGGTGAAGTCTGTTATTTCCCGCCCATCATCCGCTGCATCTGCTGCGCGATCTGGACGGCTTGGTTGTATTGGGATTGTGATACCTTCCCGGAATTAAGAAGCTGCTGGACTTGCGCCCTGGGGTCGCCCTGGAACATCTGCCGGAATTGCTGGAACCGCTGGAGGATGTTTCCGTTCCCCATCTGGGGATTACCTATCTGCTGGTACAGTGGATTACTCATTGAGCGCAGCTCCCTTCTTGGTCTTTCCTTCGATCTCGGCCTTCAAAGTATCTATTTGAGCCGCGAGGGCTTCTATTTCGGCTCTGGTGGCGTAGTCCGTAGGATTTGTCACCTGTGGCGTAGAAGCCGCGACAGGGCCATTTGCGGGGGTCTGATCACGTATTGTGTATTCGAGCACCTTCATGCTGGGCATCCCGCTTGCGTCTGCGCTCTTGAGGAAGATACGCTGTGTCTCGGAATCCCAGAGCTGGACGGTCGTGTTGGGCGCGACCAGGTAGCTCTTTGCACCAGCTTCGCCCTGTACCCAAATGATGGAACTGTTTTGCTGGGGCTGCTGGGGCTGCACCTGGTATTGGTACTGCGGGGTGTAGTATTGCGGGTAAGTCGCCGGGAATCCGTTGTTGTATGCCATGGTTGCAATTCCTCCTGTTCTATGGTAAGATGGTTTTGGTGGATAGGGTCGCTCCCGACAAGCCGCAAGCCTTAGCGGTTTCCACCCTTGACCATAGGCGCGACACTTGAAAGGCAAGGTGTTTTTATGTCCAAATACGACATCACGGGTCAGACCTTTGGGTATCTAACAGTCCTCCGGCGAGATGAATCATCCATCGGTCAACGCAACTCGAAGTGGTTCTGTCAGTGTAGGTGTGAGAAGGTCACGTCAGTTGCGCGTTGTTCCCTCGTTTCCGGCCATACGGTTTCATGCGGTTGCAAAATTTATGAATCCCATAATCGCACCCATGGAATGACGGGCACTCGCATCCATAGCATTTGGGCTGCCATGAATAACCGTTGTCGAAATGGTCACGCAAAAAGCAAAACATATACAGAGCGCGGTATAACCGTCTGCGAGGAATGGCAGAATGATTTCATGGCGTTTTATTCCTGGGCTATGGACAACGGCTATTCCGATAATCTGACTATTGATAGAATCGACAATGACAATGGGTATTCTCCTGATAATTGTCGATGGATTACTATCGAAGCCCAGCAAGCCAACAAATCAAATACCGTGAAAATCCTTTACAACGGAAAAGAACGATGTTTAAGGACTGTATGCGAGGAGCTCAACTTTCCCTACAAGACCGCCCATAGACGGTATCAGAGAATGTCTCGCAGAGGTGAATCCATTACATCTGAAAAACTTTTCGAGCCAATCCATACAGAAAAAATCTCCTTCCGGTTTAGGCATCCATGAAAGGTGGGTGCTTTTTTTCGTACCAAACGTATACTGGTATTTCTTCCGATGAATCCCACGAATCATAAAGCAGCCCGTTTTTGACCGTTGCAACGTGCCCCCCAAATCCGAGCACAAATATGCCTACGGGGTTGTCTATCGCAAAGTTAGCGGCTGTATAGCATATCGGACAAGTATTTGGGATAATAGCCCTATAAAATCCGTTTTGCCTTAATACAGCCCCAAACACCGAATCGCTGCTTGGCATATCGCCCATGTTGTATCCTGCGTCAGCGATCATGTCATAGGCTGTTTCCCAGTCCACACCCAAGGCGGCAGCCACCGCTCTTACCGCACAGTCCCCCACCCTTCTCCCGGCGGGGTTGGGATTCCATTCACGCCATATACTCATGCCTGTCATCAAACATCGCCAGCAGTAGCAACGCGTACTCCTTCGCTTGATCTTTGTTTTCTGCGTGTTCTATCGCTTCGATACTTTCCGGGCAGATGCCGATTTCTCGAAGTGTTTGTATCATCTGTTCCATGGTGGAATTGTCGCATTTTCCGTCCCGAATCAACATGGCATCCCCGACCCTCTTTCGTGCCATTTTCGTGCGGTCAAAGAAACACACTTCTGACCCATTTATTTATCATGGTTTTATACCTTTTACACCGCTTCTGGTGTATAATTGGGACAATCGAAGAGACACACCGACCGATTGAAAGGAGCCACCACCATGAAGGAAAACACCAAGATGCAGAATGCCGCCATGAAGGCGCAGACCTTCGGAGTTGAGATCGAAATGAACTCCATCACCCGCCCCGGTGCCGCCAAGCTTGCTGCCGACTTCTTCGGCACCCACCGCTACGCCGACACCAACTCCACGAACGGATACCGCACTTGGAGCGCATGGGACACCAACGGACGCGAGTGGAAGTTCTCGCATGATTGCTCCATCGCTGGCCCGGAAGATGAACGGTGCGAAATGGTCACCCCAATCCTCAAGTACGGCGACATCGAAACGCTCCAAGGGCTGGTGAGGGTGCTCCGCAAGAATGGCGCGAAGTCCTCCCCCTCTCGCGGCTGCGGGGTGCACATCCACGTCGGCTTGAACGGCCTTGACGGTCGCAACCACGACGCACGGTCGCTTCGGAACCTCGTCAACATCATGGCAGCCCACGAGGAGCAGATCGGACGCGCCATCCGCATCGACAAGGGACGCACCGGGCACTACTGCAAGGTGGTTGACCCCGAGTTCTTGCGCCAGGTCAACAAGGCCAAGCCCTCCACCATGGAAGCCCTCGCCGATGTCTGGTACCGCTCCCAAGGGTGCAATTACGGACGCTGCTCCCACTACAACGAGAGCCGCTACCATATGCTGAACCTCCACCCCGGCATGGCCTACACCCTCGGCTCCCGCGACCATGCGAAGCCCACGGTTGAGTTCCGGCTTTT